CTTTTTGCCAGGTCGATCCGGCCTTTTGAAAATCGTCGGTAGTAGCTTTAATCTCCTCAAGTATCTGATCTGCAAGCCCGGGATTTTTCACACGGGAAATAAGTTCCTTTCTCATTGAAAGGATGGCCTCGGCTTGTGTCTGTACGCTATCCGTAACGATTTTTTCAGTTGCCGTATTTTTGATTTTAAGGGCGATTTGTTCCTTTAGTGAGGTATTGATCGTTTTATAGGCCGTGTTTATATCCTCGAGAGAGCTTTTTTCTGTCAATAGAGACGGGAGATATTTCCCGTATTGCTCATTAATCTTTGCGATCAGGGCCCGACGTTCCTCCGTACCCTCACCGGCTCGTTTTGTTGCATCAAACAGGTTAGTAAGTCCTCTCTCCTCCTGCAATACCTGAGCGGTAAAATCGGAAACGGCCTCATTTACTTTTTTCTGCTGTTTTTGGAGATTAGTCTCATACGTGAGGAGCTTGTAAATTCCATATCCAAGACCAACGACGGCGGCTGTCATTGCGACATAAGGGTTTGCTAGCATTGTCCTATTCAAAGCCGCTTGTACAAGCTCCAACCGCTTCAATCCGGTAGATCTTAGAGCCTCCGAAACTGTTAGGGCCTTACCTGCTAAAGCTGACTCGTACTTTATAATTGTAGACGCTTTTTCAACCGCCATACATGCGATCAAACCCGCTTTGTAGGTCCCGTAAACAGCCGTTAACTCAATAAGGATCTCTCCTATCTCCTTGTAATTATCGAGGACAGATCCGGCAATGTCGAGCACGCCTCCAAAAGCATCCTCGTTTTCCTCCCCGATCTCATTATATATCTGAGTTAACCGGTCATGTAGGTTGGAGATCTTTCCCTCGAATGTAGCGGAAATTTTTGCATTTGCGCCAGTAACACCTTCCATATCTCCGAGAGATAATAGATATTCCCTGATAGCGGAAGAAGTGTTTTTTACTGTTTTCTGTTGTTCCTTGAAAGTGAAAGTAACCTTGTCATTTTCTTTGCTTGCCCGGATCCCGAACTCTTTCAAGCGCTCCATCTCGCCGGTTTGTGCGTCGATTATAGCTTCCGCCAGTTGATCGAATCCTTTACCGGTTGAACTAGCTAGGTCCCCGAGTTTTGTCATTTGGGCGTAAGTAGGAACAAAGCCCTGATTTGCTAGTTTCACAAAAGACCCTGTTAACTCGTCTACCTGAAACGGAGTAGATGCAGCAAAGCTCTTTATCATGCTCATAGCTGTCTCAGCACGTTCCGAGCTTCCTAGCGTATTTTCGAGTACGGCTTGAAAACGCTGGAACTCACCCCGGACAGTTAAGATGTTTGTCGCTAGATCTTTTAACGCATCAAAGGTGAAATATGTACCAATAGCCAACCCGAGAGACTTAAAAGAGGAGTCCATCCGACCGGACTCGTTAACCGTAGTATCTGATAGGGAAATAATACGGCGTTCCATCTCATCAACCGAATGATTAAAATCGGCATTAGAGATATAAGAATCGAAACTTAACGCTCCGTTGTTTACGTCCATATTACACTAACTTTTTTAGATAGGCCTCGAGATCCTCTTTTTTCTCGAAAGTCTGATTTATAACTCTCTTTGAATCATCCTGTCCCGTTTCCGATTGACTGCTCTCTGAACTTTTCGCCGATGGAAAATCCTCAATAAACATTTGTACGTTGATCCATGAAATACCCCAAAGCAAATACTCATAGGTCCAATGAAAATGCGCACAAATCGAGGCTCTCATCCCCCACGGGCTACGCAACCCCTTTATCTTTACTCTTCCTCTATCCGATCCGCCGGATCCCGTGGGGCTGTCGTCCGGACTAGGGCTATCGATCGAATAGAGCCGACAAAATCCGCCGTGTTGGATAAGGTCTTTATTGCAAGAGTTAAATCAAACAAACGTTGCGGAGTAAGTTTCCAAAGAAACCAATTTGTCATATACCGGGAGAATAACCTAATTTTCCATTTCGAATTAAGGAAAGCAATAGCAACAACCCGAGCCATTAACTTTGCATATTGCCCGGCCAACCTCCTAGCCTCTTTTTCCGGATTCGCTTTTATCTTATCCTCGTCGATATCGATTTGCAAATACAAATCAGTCAGATAATCTAAAGAGCCTAACAACTGTTGGCGGATAGTGACCTTCCAAGTGTGCCGCTTAAAAAACAATCTACCCGGAATTTCAAAATAGAGTCCCCTTGAAAGCAATGTATTGAGCGCCTGCCGTTCAACTTTCTTTTTAATTTCCTCGTCGTCCATGAGAGTAAAAGTTTATGCGGCCCTAGCACAAGATCGGGCCGCTTTGTTTATTACTCGGACGCCGGAGTTACCGGAGTCCCTGTCATTTTAATTCTTCCCCCTTTTTTGGGCTTTTTAACGGTAAGAACTATATCCACAAGGAAAATTCCCGTTTTACTGAAAGTACCGTTCATTTTGGCGACCAATGAGGCCCGAGGAACCTCAAACGTACACCCCAGTTGCGGAGTGATCCTTACCGCTTTCTCAATTACCGGCATCTTTTCCGGGGCTTCCCATACTCCATCTTTTGCCGTACCTCCGAATACTCTTGCCATCGTCTCCGGATTCGCATTCATAACAGAGAAATTAATCGTAGTCTTTCCTCTCTTAGAGATTGATACGACCGGATCGTCCTCCTCCTCACAGTAAAAATCCTGTGTTGTAGGATCCTCGTCAACCATCGTACAAGTTCCCTCATGGGTTAAACCGAGAGCCTCATACTGACCGGGAGTTCCATCCGCTCCAATATCTGCTAGTTCTATTTTTGTAAGCCCTAAAGCCGTTACGGTCGGGCTAGCTTGTTCTGCCATATCAAATTGATTTAATTTAATTACTAAATACCTAAATCATGTACCCTCGCCTCAAGACGTATATTCACCTTCCAAACGTCGAGATCCGGCTCCTTAATTTCGGCACAGTTGGTGAACCAAGCCGAACAGTTCCCGCCTAGATATACCTCTTTGAGCAAAGGGATAGCAATCTTTTGTAATTCCCGCATTCGGGGCCTATTAGGCTGTTTTTGATTTTTATTATTGATCCTTACAGAAATCTCCGGAACATAAATATTCACGTTGATAGTAGAACGTTGAACGCTTTCATTCGTTAAATCAATTGCACCGATAACAATATCCTCCTTTGCGGAATCATCCGGTTTTTTAAGCGGATAAATACCTCCCGTTATCGCTTTTTTCAAAGCGGATCCGGAAAGATACTCGTAAATCATATCTACTATTTCGGCTGTCGTAATCATCCGTATTTACGTTTAATTTTATCGTCAATCTGTTTTAACATTTCCGGGAGTTTTTTCTCAGCCAAATGCTCGGCAGAGGTAAGGACATCACGGTTATTTGCTTCAACATATACTGCGTATTCCATACCGGCTACTACAACGAGAAGAAACCCTCGAGGATAATCTCCGGCGATTTCTTTCGCTAATTTCCGGCCTTTCTCGAGGCCTTCGTTACCTCCTCTTACCTTCTCGAAATTTTCTCCTACCGGTTTCCCGTTCAAGTAAATTACGTATCCGAGACTCGAGCGTAAATTTCCGGTCTGATCCTCAAAGCCGATCGTCTTATCGATCTGTCTAGCATGATTGACACATTTCTCTCCAAGTACCCGGAGTTGTATCAATATTGCAAGATTGATTCGGTTGACTCTATCGGCTAGCATTGTTTTCAAATCGGGCCGGGAAAAGCGAGGAACTATACCCATATCTTACAATTTTGATTATAAGACTTAAAGCGCTTTACTGTCCCGGTTAAGATTATCTCTCCATCTTCCGAGACCACCTTTATAGGTGTATCCGGGTAGATAATAGGGCAATCCTCGGGAGTCAATAAGATAGACTGGTAAACGTGATTTACTCCGTCCGCTCCTATTATCGTTCGCCCCTTATCCGATGGGATCTCGTCACATTCAGAAACTAATATCCAGTTTTCAGAATCAGAGGAAACAAAATCTCCGTTCTCCAACTGCTCGGAGTCCGATAGACTATTGATATAAAGTGCATTATCGTAGGGCATAGCTACCAAAGGTCTGAACGATCATTAATAAAATCACCGGTTGACAAATCACTAACCATATAGTCCAGATCATTGTCGGAAGCGTAAGAACGGATATAGGCGATCAAATCCCCGGAATCTCCAAAAGATTGTGAGGATCCTCCGTCACTTTCCGATTTGATCGTTACACACCCCCGGAGGAGTTTCACGACAATCTTAGCGACTTTGGCTTGATCGACTAGGGCGAACTCCTTTACCGGATCCAAACCGGCAAGGATTAACGCTTTCTCGATAGCAATCTTTGAGACTGTATATCGTAGTAAATCGGCCTTAACTGCTTGATAATTTGTCATAACCGGAGCCTTTTTATTTTTCCCACTTAGTATTCAACGTATCGACTAAGAAGGCCTTACAAGCGTTACCCCATGCGGGGAAAGCGTTCGCCAAACCTTTGGTTGTCTCAACGACCGGATCCTCTTCCGAGAACTTCTTAATCAATACATGAGAACGCTTAACCTTCATTGCGACGCTATCCTTTACCGATTCGTCCGCTAACGGAGCATGGAAAGTATTACCTTGTACGATG